TAGTATCCACAACTAACATCACAACCATGAGAGTACACATTTATAATCCTAGTTACTCTGTAACAGCTAGATCCGTCTGTTGGTATTAATACTATCTCGCTTTTTTTAAATGCCATCCTCTATTCCTCTCCTCTTAGCTTTTTTACAATTGAGCGTGCATGGTCATATCCCGCTATAAGTTTTACAGAAGCACTTAATAAGCTCCATAAGTCCTGCATAGTTTCGTCATACTCTTCTTTGTATAACTCTCTTTTAAACTCTTCATGTTCCTTTTTGTGCATCCGGAGCATTTCGTAGCTTTCTGTTTCAAGTCCATATTGTATATTGCATATCCTATCAGCTACTTTTATAACTGTTGCATCATAGTTGTTTTTTATTTTAGGAAATGTTTTCTGTTTTCTTTCTTTTCTAGTCTTTCCTAATTCATCTGTTACTGCATATACTATTTCCGCTACTCTTTCTCCAAATATACTTTTTAGATTAGAATAGTTAGATGGAGTATCCTCTAATACATCATGTAATAGAGCTGCAGCGTGTAATTCATAATCATATGGTACAAAGTCAGCTACTAACCTAAATACAGCTGTTAAGTGCTCACTATATGGTATATCACCATACTTCTGATTCTTATGCTGACGTGCTGAGTATTCAAATGCATCTAGTACTATCTGTGAGTTCATTATATTAACCTCGCAATTTTTAGTATTTTCTTAATCCACTTTGGAACTCTACTATGAGCTATCTTATAGTTCTGATAGTGTGTATCAGTCTTCTCATTATAAGAAGCATACCTTCCACATCTTTCTACAGCAATAGGTGTATACTTTCCCTCATGTAGTATTTCCATATCTCTTAGTATCTTAAACATTTAATCTCCTTCTACACTCTCTATACAATGATCTATAATACTTTTAAAAGTTCTTTTACTTATAATCAAATTTGTATAGCTGCCCCTTAATGGATACTTATACCAACGCATTTCAAATCCTATTGGCTTGTATAGAAAGTTAGGTTCTCCTACTTCACACTTACATTCATCTCCATAACAATTACAAGTATTCCAATCATATGGTTTTATACTAAATGTATCATTACTATATTCGATAATAGTTCCATCTGAATCTAATTTATATATTAATGTATACAATATTTCTTCCCATCCTTTATGACGTGTTACAGGATGCGGTCCTCTAGAAGTTCCAAACAACATATTATCTAGCTCCATCTATTTATCCTTCCTAAACTTTTCCTGGAACCACTCTTTAATAGTTCTCCAAACATAAGCTCTAATTAAAAAGATTTCTACACTAAACATAGTTGTACACTCCTCTATAGTATGTATGCCAAAAAATTTAAGTTTTGTCTAGAAGTATTTTAGAAATATGTTACATATTTCTTAATTTATTTATTGGAAGTTTGCTTTGTAATTATAACAAGTTGGTTATACTATATACGTAGTATATAGTATAATAATTCTCTTAGCTAGTTCTTTTAACCTTCTGTGTGAATAAATAAGAAAAAGCTCACACTGTTAATGAAATGATTTTCGTTAACATGGTGTACTTACATTTGCATAGGCTAACAGGAAGTGTTACTATTCGCAAATAAGAATTTAATTATGGACTATAGGAAATACAAATTCAGGTATTTCTCCTAACTCCTCATGACCATTACTATATAGATTATTCTCATGAAAAAAGTAATCAAAATCAATTGTTTTGATTGTATGTGGAGTTGGATATATTTTAGGACTAGTTACATGTATTTTACGTTTACTACTATTATCATCTTCGTCCATAGATTTTATCCCTTCATTTTTTGCTTACTTATTTTTTCCTCTAATTTCTTTTTAAGTGTTGTATACTCTTGAAAATTCTTAGATGCTAGTGCTAAACTATTATTTCTATTAATGCTATCTTTAAACACTTCCAGTATTCTATCTTTACTCATTAATTTAACTTCCTCTTCAGTAGGTTCTTCTGTTCCTGGAACTTCTCCCTCTTCCCCTTGAGCACTATTTTGTAAATAGGTTGTCATTTTTTCTGCTTCTGCAGATGCTATTGCATCTACAACTGCTGCATCTATTTTTTGCTCGTCTAAAAAAGTTAAGTACCTTTCTGCATCTTCATCAGATAGCTTAAATATGTCCATCATAATGACTTTCATAGGATAGTAATCCTGGAGTGAAGCTGCAATGTTAGTCTTGATTTCTAGAGCCTCTAACTTAGCTTGCTCATCTAGTGTAGAAGGACTAGCAAATACTACATCAAAATCTTCTATCTGTCTTTTTAGTACTACTTGAAAATGCACGTCTAATACTTTATGTAAATGGGTTGCATAGATCTTCTGTAATCTCATAATACGTCTTGCCCATCTAATGTCTGTATTAGATAAAGTCTTAGTAGTTGATCCAGCTGTTCCAGTAATGTAAGTTAAATACTCTTGAGGAGCTTTTAATGCTTCTACAGCTCTTCCTTTTAAGTATTCTACATCATCTATGTGTGCTTGCATGTTTCCTGCTGGCATTATATCTACATCTATTGCTGCTCCAGCTTCTCTCTTACCAGTAAATATATCCGCAGAAGATGCCATTGCATTTAATGCTGCATCAAATCTTCCAGAATCTACATCTATAATCTTCCTTCTTTTTAGATCTGTAGCTTTTTGCCTAATGTACTCTTGAGCTGTTTCTTTGCTCATTCCTTCGACATTTATTTGATATAGGTATCTATCCATAGATCTCATTAATCTTTGGATTACCATAGAAACTTCAGCTGCCTCAAGCATCTTTAATGCTCGAATAGCATCTGCTAACATTGATTTACCGAATATAGCTGATCTATTTCTTGCTGGTATTTTATAGTGTGAAATCTGCCAGTCTTTAAACTCGACTGGTTGACATGTACTTGTCATAGTTAATTCCTGAGCGTACTTGTATCCTTCTTCTATTTCTGGATCTAATTTTAGTTGAATTGTCTTTGGAGGAAGTGGTTTGAGTTCGATAACTCCTACTATAGGAGAAACAATTATTTCTTCAAATGCATCTCCATATTTTGCTAACTCCCTAACAGCTGCCCAGGACTTTTCATAATCCATAAGGTCTAACGTATCATAAAGTAATGCTTCCCCTAAAACTACTAGTTGTTCATCCTTTGATTCTATCCAAAATGGTTTACCTTTTAAAAAATCTATTGGAAATGTATCATCTGCGTAAAGATCTAAAACAGATGAACAAAATGAATAGTTACTATCTAAGTAATCAAAAAATTCATAATTCTCTCTACGCTCTCTATCATCAAGTGCAAAAGATGTATTCATTTTATAAACATTGTCTAAGTCATATTGAACACCTATCTCAGTGTTAGGCAACATTTCTGGTTCTATAGAAACTAAATTACTTATATGATTGATTGTTTTTATATCTGGTTCTGAAACTGATTGGTGATATACAATTAATGACATTGAATCCTCCTAAATAAAAAAAGGGTACACTTACCCTCTAGTGATGTCTCATGTTTTCAATACTACTCTTAACTATATAGTACACTAATAATTGCCTTGTTTAACTATAATTTATATTAATTGCACGTACTCCATTCTACAAGAGCCTCATGTTCTGTCCTTCCTTGCTAACAGTTACCACACTCTTCACATAGTACTCTATAGACACTATCATCATAAGATACTTCTAAATCTTCATTCCCACAGTCAAAACATTTCTTCATGGTATTTCTCCTTTTTATAAGTCTTACTATCCGTCCATCTCTATGAATATACTTTCCTGTTGAGTTATATCTACTACATTCTTCCCATATAGTTTCATACAGGAATATAGATCTAGCACACATACTTCTACTTCTAGTTCTGGATCATACTTTGCTAATCTTTCTTGTAGTTCTTTATTTCTCATTAGTCAACAACCACCCAATCTTCAGAAAATAACTCTATCATTGTTTCTTTCCAGGGGACAACTCCAAATCTACTTTCCACATATAAATATGGTGCGGTCATTTTACTGTTATCATCTGGGTACTGTGCTCTGATAACAACTTCAGGACTCCAACTATCTAACCTCATACCTTTACCTTCTTTCACCTCTTCTAATGCTCTGCCAAAATTCATTACTTATCCTCCTAAGTTTTTATTTAATTTCTTTTATTTCTAAATCTTCAAGTTTGTTATCCATTATTTATTCCCTTCTCTTGAGTCATTAATATAGAATCCAGGTCCTTTGAAAGAAATACCTATTGATTTTGATATAGTTCTTTCTGCTTTACTATTGCATTCCGGACATAGTACCTCTGGATCTTGAGACATACTATGTACTACCTCAAATACTCTATCACAATTGGTGCACTTATAGTCATATATTGGCATAATTAAATCCTTGCTATTACATCCTTCTTATTTATTATTACATACTTCTTTCCATCTTCCTCAAATTCTACAACATTATAAGGATAATAGATTATAGTATCTCCTATTTCTATTCCTTCTATTCTTACTACTTTATTTTTCTTTTTATTGTATACCCCTGGACCTATGTCTACTACAGCAGCCTTATTTTCCCTATCCTGAGCACTTATAGGAAGAATAATTCCACTAGATGTTTTTTCTTCTAGAATTTGTTCAAGTATTATATTATCCCTCAGTGGTTTCATCATTACTAATATCCTCCTCATTGTATTCAGATACAGGTTTTGGTGGTGGTGGAGATACTGTATCTGATATTTTATGTCCAGACATTTTCAGATAGTCTAGAATATCTATCTTTGAAATGTATTCTATTTTCTGCTGCATCTGCAAAGCTACTTTTGGTAAAAACTCCTCATGATTTTTATTGTACTGCTCTTGATTCAAAGGAGATGCTGCAAATTGTACATCTAGCTTAATTACTATAGGTACTGCCTTTCCAGTTTTATCCGTAGCTAACCCTGCTAACGAAGATATCTGATAGCAAAAATGATAAGTTGCTCCATACATATATTTATTTCCTCCTTATTTTAATTAATTTAAGTACCCTTAATTACTATATACATAGTATATAGTAAAAATTTATCCTAATAATAAATTTCTCATTACTGTATCATCATATTCTGGTGTTCCTGGTATTGTATCATTAATATCAGCATTTGCAAATTCTACAGACTTCAATTTATCTTTAAAATTATGTTTACTATCTATTTTATCATTTAAATTATCACTAGTAATAGTTAGTGTATCTATTACCCTACTTGCATGGCTACAAGAGACCTGTGAACATACAGCTGCAATAGCATCAGATAAATCTTTAGATCCATCCGGTGGATGATCTATCTTTCCATTCTTCATATTTCTTTCTAATTCTACAGTTTCCTTTATCGCTACAGGTATATATGGGGCATTAATTCTATCCTCATTAATACAGGACTTATAAACAGTATAAGGGATATCGCTTTTATCTACCGATACTAAATCTGTTTTAACTCCTCTTTTACCTAGTATTTGTCTAAATTCATCGGAAGCAAAACCATCAGTACTTACACAAGCTATTTGTATACCATTTTCTAGTAGTGCATATACTATTGCTGCCCTAAGCTTCTCAAAATCCACTTCACCTATGTATGGGCTTGCTATTACATTAACAGCAAAGTCTAGCCAAACTGTTGGTACTTCCTCTACCTCTTTTACTTCTTCATCATAATTATTTTTCTCTGTAGTTTTATATCCTGCAAAACAACCTACAGCTACACCCACTATGTCAGAACCTGGCTGTCTATTTAGTGCCATGTCAAAATGTATATACCTTTTTTCATTTGGGTAATTTCTTTTCATTCTATCAAAGTCTATATTAAAGTCATCACAAAGATTAGTCTTAAGCTTATTTACTACCTGTCTATCTTTACTATTTTCTATAGATAATAAATGTCTAGTCTGCTGATCTTTTTCATCTACTATATTAAATGCTTTAGCTATTTTAGATCTATTAGGTATAAACGGTGTTAGTGTAAGTGTAGACTTCCCTGCTATATCTCTTAAACTACCATCCATATCATTTTCAAAATCTTCTTTATAAACTTCAGGAACTTTAATAATAGTTTCCTGAGTTCTATTTTCTATCATTAGCTGCTCTTCTTCAAATTTTTCAGCATACTCTTTTGTTTCTTCCGATGCTATAATCCTAGCCTGTTTAGTAAGAGATCCAAGCTCTATAAAAAACCATTTGTTACCATAACGTTCTTTTTCTAATACATCCCAAATAGCATAGTCTATAATGTATGCACTAGGATCCTTATATGCTCTTCTTACATGATTTTCCAGAAAGTCATTTGGGTATCTTCTGGATGATATAAGCATAAGCTTACCTAAAGCTCTACCTGCTAAAATAAACCTAGACTTAAGACGTTTGATTATCTGTCTATATAATTCTAGTGCTTGGTTATACTCTTCTTTTCCTGGCTCTGCTTTTTTAGATCCTTTTACACGTCTCATAAAGTTCATTTCATTTATAACTGTAAGAAAGTTATTAGACCCAATAGCACCTAATTCTGTTGATCCGGCATCTTTAAATACTATATTATCAGGAAATACTAAACTTGAACTCTTTCTAGTATTTCTAGGAAAATTTTCTTTAAAAAATGGAATCTTATCAAATACTCCCCTAATATTCTCAAAATACTCAGAAGATTTACTTATTGTAACATTAAGTATTGCCCCTACAATAGGAGTTCCTGGAGCTATACCTAGATACTTTTGTGGGTTCTTTAACATAGCCAATTTATAGTATTCCCAAGCAACAAGTATATAAGATAAAAAATCTTTACCTATACCAATAGCACCTGTAAATATAATCTCTGTTAGTAGTGGGTTATTACATATATTTAAATAATCTCTAATTAATTGCTTTCTTAATGACTGTCCTGTTTGCCCCATAAAGTAATCATCCAATAAAAACGTCTCTGGATCCACTGGTTCCTGTTTCCAGTCAATATATCTAAATTCTTCCCATAGATCGGAGTACCCTTTAGCAGTATATTCCTCAACTATTTTATAAAGAATTTCTAGCTCTTCATTAGTTAACGATTCAACCTCCTCCAAATATGTATCAGGTAAGGTTTGTGAGAGAACCCTTTTAAGCTCTAGTAATCTAGTTAAATCTGTAAGCTCATCATGCATCTATTATATCCTCTTTTTCTGAACTATTCTGATTAGTAGCATCATTCTTATGAAATAGTGTATTTACTATTGTATCAATTTTTAATCTCTTAGTTCTATCTGCAATAGTATCCCCTGTAACCTCTTTTAAAATTTTACTATTTTTTGAACTAATTGTCATACTTTTAGTAATATGAGACTTTCCTTTTCCAGTCCTAGTCTGAGTCATAGTTACATCAACCTCTGGTGTATACTTATTATTCAAGTACTTTCTATTAGTATCCAGAGTTTCTCTTAATTCTTTTCTCAATTTTATTAATTCATCATAATCTGCTAAATGAACATTACTTAGTAGTAGGGTATCTAGATTATTTATTCTATTAATTAATTGTGCTATAGTTCTTATTGTAACTAAATCATAAGCTTCCATAAAAGTAAATAATTGATCTTGTTTGTCCATTAAAGCATTATCCACACTATTATCTTTTTCTCCCGTAAAACTATACTGTAGTAGTTTTTTTGTGGTATCATCTAATTTATCATCTTGAAATAAATTAGACATCTGAACATCTTTTCCTAGAGTGGGGGGTGATGTTATTTCTAAGGTTTCCACTGGCTCTTCAATGTAGTCTTCTACTGAAGGATGTTCAGATACAGCTAATTCAAGACAATCATCAAACGTAGATTCTTCTTCCGGATAGTACGAAAG